CACAATGACACAAGAAGTTTTGAAGCTGGCACTTGAGTTTTTGGAAGACAACCAAGACTTAATTGAAGTATATGAAAGACCAGAATATTTGTCGATGTACAAAGCTGCCATTAATAAATGTAAAGAAGCATTGGCACAGCCAGAGCAAGAGCTTGTGGCGGCAGCACTTTTTCGTGAGGCCTTGGCCTTTGGTTTGGCTTACGGCCCTGAAATTCCCGTCCATCAATGGGATGAAATGCGCGAGGAAAAGGTAGCCCAGTTGGTTGCACGACTTGCCACACCACCCGCAGCACAGCCAGAGCAAGAGCCTGTGGCGTGGCAGTTTATGAACGGGTCAAACTTTCGGAAGCGCAGACCAGATGATTTTGCTGATTTAGATTCTGACGGATTGCCGTATTGGAAGCCTCTTTACACCACTCCACCACAGCGCAAGCCGCTGACGGATGAGGAAATGGAAGACACATTTATACAGTGTGGAGGCAAGTGGAACGGTGACTTTTGGAAAATTGAAGATGCTGACTTCCATCCATTTTTAAGAACAATTGAAGCCAAACTCTAGGAGCGCAACACTTGATTGAAACGATACGCACAATGACCGGTAAGCAGCACGGCCTGCGCGGTGAACGTCAGACGCTGGTCACCACCAGCAGACTATGGCGGTGCAGTAAGTGCGGCAAAGTCTTTACCGACAAGGAAGAGGCCAACAGACACGACAGGCGCGAGCATGAAATCAGCAAGACTTCCGAAAGTAATTGACTTGCTACAGCGCACCGGCTGCACAGCGCCAGAGTTGGCCGCCAAGGTGTACTGCACCGAGAGGTCAGCGCAGCAGATGATCAAGCGGCTACGGATGGCTGGCACCGTACACATACAAGAGTGGCGCAGATCAGGACGCATCCTAGTGGCCGTGTATAGGTACGGCATTGGCACTGATGCCGCCAGACCGCTACCGTTGACACCTGTGGAGCGTTTGCGTAGGCATCGAGCGCGTGAGACATTGGACGATAAGGCTTTCCGCTTGGCAAGGGAAAGATGTAAGAGACTCAAGCCACGCCGCGATCCGCTGGTGGCTGCACTGTTTGGAGATAAATGATGGATAAATATGATGAAGCAATTGAGTTCTTGAAAAGCATAGAGCCAGGCAGTTATTTTGATGAGTGCGCTGAGTTGATGGAAGAGCTATTGGCTAACGCCCATGAGCTTTCGGCACAAGCATTGCAAGCGAAAGAATCTGCTTTGCAAAGAGCTCAGACTTTTGGGGCTGAGTCATGGTACAAGCGAAATAGTCAACGCTTGTCTTGAGCCATACTAGACGCTGAATAGCCAAGAGCAGTAAGTGCAGCAGCTGGGGAATAGCCTTGGCGTATCAAAGCAACTGCTTTAGGCCAATCAGCCTCGCTAAAAAATCGGCGCGTTTCTTGAATGTCAGCTCTAGCATTAGGCAGAGCTGCATCACGCTTCATCTTACCTTTGATGGAGCTTCTAACGCCCTCTGACTCACCCAAGTTAAGGGCTACTTCAGGTGGAAGATATGATGCTTCCTTCAGTAAGCCCATTGTCGCTCTTCCGCTAAAAGGCTCGGTGGCTCTGAACCCCTCCGGTGTGTATATTCCTACGCCTGGCCCATAACCGGATGTATTAAGCGATGGCTTCATATCTGAAGGGTAAATTTTTTGCAATTTACTACCCTTATTTTTCATCAATTTTCTTGCATCGGCAGCAGTTGCTTTTGAATCAAATGGGAAAATTGTTGCTCCACGACTTGTTGGTGTAATGCCATAACCAGTATCATTCAATGCCGCAGTAAGCGCAGCCATTTGTTTGTCACTTGGCATTACGCCTGTATAGGGCTCATCTAAAGATTTAGGGGCTGACGCTCTAGTATCAAGTACCAATGAGTTCTTTCCCTTAACGTCAGCCATAGTATTTGGTAAGTTAAACCCAAACGCTTCATTTGCATCCATCAATGCACGAAACCGTTCTGCAAAGCTCATTGTCTGCTGCGTTGGGATGGACAGTAAACCTCCACCACCTGTTGGAAAGTCTGCTAATACTCGCGCCATCTTAACCGGTTGGTGTTCTGCAATTTTTGATCCTTCTGGAAAATATGCTCCAGTAGCGTCAATTGTTGGTACTTGACGGTATCCCAATGCACTGTAAATTACATCTCGATTTCCAGCACCAACTGTCCCCATATCACTCAAAGCGTACTCTGGCGCCGGTACATCCCACCGCCCAATATTTCCATAGGCTAACTTTTCTTCAAACGGCGCATTTATCATTTGCGGTAAATGACCTGTGTTTGCCCCAGGTATAGCCTCATGAGTGGCAGAGGCAATATGCTTGTAGAAGTAATCGCGTGCGGTGTTATTAGCATCACGCAATGATTGTTTGATGCCTTCTAATTGATCTCCAGCATATCTACTGTTTAGTCCACGACTATACAAATCTTGTCCCTTGCCGTAAACCCATGGCACTTCTTGAATTTGTGGACCGCCCCAATTAGTTCTTCCACCAACTGCGGCTTTGTTTGCTCTATCAACTTGAAGTGCTGTTTCAGCATCCATGAATGGGTGCATTGTCTCTGATACTCCAGCCTTCCATGGATTACCCTGTGGGTCTGTATAGCCCATTCCTTGAGCACGCCTAAAATCGTTCACTCCAAATAAACCTGTGTTGGGTATTCTTGGGTCATTCTTATTGGCGTATTCACCAATTTTGAATCCCATATTTGCTGGCCGTCCCTCGGTCACAGCAGTGTCCAAATTTCTCATTGGAGCACCACGATATGCCATTTCTGGAATTCCAGCTACACGACTATTCAAGTGTTTTAATGCGAATCCAGATTCTGATTCTGGACTAACACCAGCGGAATAAACGCCATGCTGCTCAAGTGTTCTATTAAGTTGATAGGGTTCTGAACTTTCAGCAATGCCTTGTTTTGCTCTGTCGTACCAAGTACCAAGTCGAGCCTCATCAGCTAGGCGCACAGCTTCAACAGCATCATTAAAATCAGCATCCATAGATCGGCGCATTGCACCCAATCCTTGGCCGCTTGTCACTGTACGAGGAGCGCCAACATAGCCTCCTGCTGTCTGTTTTAAGTGCCGTCCCTCTCTTACATTTTTTAATACAGCTTCATCTCCAGATGCCTCGGCCATCTTTCGATAGTAGTCTGCTTCTACTTTTTGTCGCTTACCTTGTGATTTAAATGTGGAGGCGGCTTGAGCTTCTGGACTCATTGATGCACTCTCTAGTGCCATCTTTTCAACCTTCTTAGCCCTTGCTTTTTCTTGTACTTGCTTCTGTCCGAATTTATCTATGACGGCCTGCTCTTCTGGCGTTCTAACTATTGGCACTTCTTCTAGCAAACCTTTTGCCGGCAGTTTTTTGCCTGGTGTAACCGCAAACAGTGATGATGCTGGTTCAGCCAGCAAGCCAGGAAGACTTGGCTTACCCATCACAACATTTTCAGCCATGCGCTCGCCAACCATACGCAAACCGGCTTTGCCAACCTTGCCTACACCCTTCACCAAAGGTACAACAGCAGCCGCAGGCACTGGCGACAGGAAACTACCAATATCTTCAATCAGGCCAGCTTGTGGCGTTGGCGCAGTCATGCGCGGTGTGCGTTGTTTTAATTCTTCGCTGCTAGGTAAAAAATATGGAACTTGAGGGACTCCACTTTGTGACGAAAGAAAATCCATATTTCTTTGCATCTTTTCAGTAAATAGTGCTTTTCGCAAATCTTCTGGCAGGCCAAGCAAACCTGCAAAATTACCGCGTGCTAATGACTCCAGATTACTCAGAGAGAACAGACTAGGCATACCCTCTGCCGAGTAGTCCGGTGCGCCGTATGGGTCTTGGTAGTAACTGGTTGCCATGATTTACTGTCCTTGTGCGGCACCAATCGCAGTGCCATAACCGAGTTGAGTCGCCTTATCACGCAATGATGTTGCCAGAGGCTGCACCTTGGTGATGTTCGCCTTTGCCATCATCATGGCGGCCATCTTAGGGTCAAGCATTGCTTGCACCAGCAGCTGCTGAATCTGCTCATCAGGCAGCTTGTACAAGAAGTCCAGAGGGCGTGTCATTGTTCGCAGTGTGGTGTTACTTGCCATTGACTCGCTGAACACTCGCCCAATCAGGTTACCCATGCTCATGTTCTTGAACGTGTCAGAGCCTGGCGCACGCACGCCTGGCGCTGTAGCCGCCATGCCACGGTTAATCTCATCAATGATGTTGTCCAAGCGCGTCTGTGCCGGCACTGATAACTTCAGATCAAGTTCCTCGGCCTTGTTTGCCAGCTGGCGGCGCAGACTACCAGCAGCCAGCACCGGCTCTTGCGTCATCAGGTTGGGCTGGCCGGTGGTGACACGGCGCTCAATCTCTTGCAGCATCTTCATCTGGTCAATGGGGCCGGACATCTTGGAGTACTTGTCCATGTAGGCTTTAAAGCCTGGTGCTGATGCCTCAATCACGTCATCCACGGCGGCAATGACTTGCTTTAGCTGACCGCTTGCAAGGCGCAGGCTTGGGTTTTCTTGGTTGTATTTACCCTGCGCTGCACCGGCCAAGTCCTTGCGGATTTCGTACAACTCCATCGGAGACTTTGCGCGCGCAACTCGATCTGCCGCAAACTTCATGGCCGTTTCAACGTCCTGACGCACACCAACAGGGCTAGTCATTACGTTGTTGATGGCCTGATTGACCACCAGTTTGATGCCGCTTTGGAATGTGTCAGGGTTAACCGTCACGCCCTCAAATGCAGCCTCACGCATAGGCGCTGTGACTGCTGTGCGCTTTGCCTCAGCCAGCGGGACTGAGCCAGGCTTACCAGACAGACGGCGGTATGCATCAAGCAATGCCTGCTGGTTGGCAGACAGTCGCGTAGCAAATGCACCGGACTGATCCAGCGCCCTGATTGCGGTTTCTGCGGAGGCCAAGCCAGGATCAAATGCTGTGGCTGAAGTCACCGGCTGCACGCCTGGCACAAGCGGCTCGGCTCGGCTTAGATTCTGCCTTGCTCGTTCTGGATTTGTTGCAAGCCTGTTCAGCAGACTTCCAATGATGGTTTCTCTTCCTGCTTGCGTGAACGGTTGCACTAAAGACACTGGCGCGGATAAAGCGCGTTGCGTTGACGGCAAACTTGGCCCACCAGGGGCTACCATACCGGCCAGCATCGCACCACCTAATTGCGCGTAAGGAGGCGCACCACCCTCACGCAATGCACCGCTGGCAAGCGTTGCTGCTGTGGCCGCTGACGCTTGCGCTGTAGGGCTTGTAGCCAGCATCTTGAGGAAGTTTTGCGCCGTCTGAGACTGCGCCATAGGCAATGCCTTTTGAGCCATATTAGCCGCGCCAGCCACGCCATAGCCAGCCGTTGCCATGTCCTGCACCACTCGCTCTTGCGCTGTCTGTGGCTCAGGCAATCCCATCGCTGATAGCGTTCTAGGCACTGCCTGAGTCATTGTCGGCACATTGGTGCCTGCTGCCAGATTGAAGAAATTGACAGCAGGATCAACCACCAGCGGCAGCATACCGCCAGCAGTTAATACAGACTGCGCCATGGGTCGCACAGACAAACCTATCTGGCTGCCAAGTTCATCAGTCATTGGCGGTTCAGGTGCAGCCTGCGGCAAAGGTGGCAGTTTTCTGAGTGCCATTGCCATCTCTTCCTTTGACATTCCATCAGGGAATGTGACAGGGCCATAACCAATTACATTAACGACTTGCGGCATCTCAGCACCTCATTCCCATTGTTGTGTTGCAGGATTCCAATTTAGGCCGCTACTTAACGGCGTATATGACTTTCCAGCAGATTTTTTCATCGCATCAATTGCAATCTGACGAGCCGCAGCTTTTTGTGTAATAACAGTATCACTGTCACCAACTTGCGGAAAGTATGTGCGGAATTCTTGTTCCATCTCATCCTTACCAATTGCTGCGCCGGACTCTTTACGCAACTTAGAACGAATCCAAGTCTCTGCGGCTTGCTTGTATTGCTGTGTCTGTGCTGGCTGAATAGTACGCTGTGCCATATTGCCAACAAATGGAACTGATCCCGCCATGCTACTAAAAATACCTGGCTGCGCTCCAGCAGGCAACTTCTTAATAATAGCCTCGGCATTTTCCATTTGGTTAGCAAATCCAGCCGCATTTGTTTCGCCTTCAGTTGGCTTTGGCGGTGCTTTGCCTTTGAGTGGTACACCAGTAGGGCCGCTAATTGGAATGACAGATAAGCCAGGCGTTTTAGGAACATAGAACACGCCGTCTTCATTCTCCATGCGATCATATTGACCACGCTGGAATTCAGCTTCGCTCAAGTTCAATCGTTTCAGCGCAATACCAAGATTTGCTTTTTCAATCTTCAGTCGAGCTTCTTCCGCTGGTGACATTCCTGTCAAATAAGTAGCATTTGCTGGGATCTTATTCTTGTCAACAAATATGATTTTGCCGCCAAGATTGACTTGCACCAACTCACGCGGCACACCAAAACCTTCAACCGTTTTGATTGATCCATCCTTATAACGCTGAACGAGTACAGGCTGGCCGCTGGCATCTGTGACTTCTTTCATCTCTCCAATAGGCTCAACTGCTGGCGCTTCAGCAGCAGGCACTTCAATTCTTCCACCAGTTTTAAGTCGCTGATAAGTCTTTCCATCAGCAGTGCGATAAGGCTCACCAACAACCTCTGGCGTAGGCTTAATCGTCTTTGCAAGTTCTTGATATGCTTTTGCTTTTGCTGGATCAGAGACTGAATACAACTGAGATAACTTCATGTATCTGTCATATGTTGCATCTTGCTGGCTTTGCGCTTCGCCAGGCATAACTTGACCAATCATTGCAGCGCGTGCAACAGTAGGGCCAGCAGGCAATTCTGCTGATACTGGTGCAGATATGGCTTGCTGTGGCGTAATCTGAGTTCCTGGTGGTGCTGTACCAGTGTCACCCATCATGATTCTTTGCGCTGCATCTTGCATCGCCATCTGTCTCTTGTACTCATCCAGTTTCTGTCGCATCATCAGCTGCTGGATAGCACCTTGCTGCGCCTGCTGATAACCCGCTGTACCCGCGCCATATGCCTCACCCAATGCCTGACCTATTGAAATGGGTTGCGTTGTCCTACCGCTTGATTTAAGCAGAGAGGCAGCGGCCTGCATCATGGCCTGATTCTGGATGGCCTTTTGCTGTTTCTCTGACAGATAACCTTCCATGCCATCACCTCCACCGCCAAACAACAGGCCGCCAAGGTTATCCATAAAACTAGAGTTTGTTTGTGTATCTGCCATTTTGGGACTCACATAAGGTTCAATTGGAATTGGTGATTCTGCAATGCGCTGATCAATTGCTTGTATTCTTCTATCGCGGTCACTGACGTAAGGTTTTATTGCCATTGGCGCATCTGCAATGCGCTGATCAATTGCTTGTATTCTTCTATCTCGATCACTGACGTAAGGTTCAGTATCCAATACAACTCCACCCCCAAAGGTTTGAGGCGTAAATTCTGCTTGATTGATTGGTGACGTTTGCCGAGGAAAAAGCAAAGGTGAATAATCACTAGGATTTATACGACTAGGATTTGAATTACCTTTATATGATGGAATTCTTGATTCACCTTCAATCATGTGCCAAGGATAAATTGGATTTAAAACATCCATATATCTTGATGGATCTCTTAATTCATCATATGGATAATGACCAGTTCTTGCAAATTCATCTTGCATGAATTTACTGGTTAACAAATCATTTTCTTCATTTGTCATGCTTAACCTCATCCAAGTAAGCCGGTCATACCGTACATCTTCATCAATTGCTCGTAGGTCAGATTGCTACCACCTGGCAGCTGCGGCATTTGCATACCAGCGGACTTCTCTTGCCCAGCACCCAGCAGAGATATTGCTAGACCAGCATTCATGTTTGGTTTTGCAGCAGGCATCTGACCGAATGACTAAGGTGCTTTAACGCCAAGGCCATCACCGTAATCAGGTGACGGCATAGTCATGCCAAGGTTTGCGTTCTTTACGCCACCATACAAATCAAGTCCTTCACCCATCACCGGCTTACGCAAGCCGCTGGCAGGATTGTTTTTTCGCAATAACTCTAGGTAGTCGGTCATCCGAATCCTCCCAACAAACCGCCAAATGCCGCACCCAATGGGTTACCACCGCTGAGTTGGAATCCAGCCATTGCACCGCCCAAGGCACCAGCACCGACATTGCGTGACGTTGGCTGAGTCATTGTCTGACCAAGGTTTGCTGGCTGCGCGGAGATGGCAGCCTGAGTAATGCCAAGGCGTTGCAGAGCCAGATTCCTTTGTGCGTCCAGCTGCTGCTGTGCCAGTGACTGTCGGCCTAAGCCTAAATTCATGGCGGTCTGATATCCCTGCTGATTCATGTTGCGTGCAGCCTGAGCCAGTGCAGCCGATTGGCCGTATCCAGCAGAGCGCAACTGAGCAGACGTTCTGGCCGCAGTCTTCAGCGCCGCCTCATTGCTGAGTGCTGATTGCACAGCCTGGCGTGAACCGCCAAAGGCTTTTGCGCCAGTGGCTTGCTGTGCATCGCTCAGAGCCTGCATCTGGCGTGCCTCTTCAATATCCTTAAGCGATGTATTGACAACATCCTGCTCATAAGGATTTTGAAACGCCATGATGTCTTCAGCACCAAAGGGTTTCATGCTTGCTTCGTAGGACGCTTTTTCAGCCGCCTGATACATAGGATCAAAGCCAGCAAACTCTTGTACTCCAAGATTACCGGCTGCTGTTTCAGCTTTACCTACTTGCTCTAAGTACTTAGCCTTGACATCCTTGTCAATGCTTGTTGAAGTCGTTTGTGAACCGCCTTTAGACATACATTACCCCTTAAACCGTTTGACCGTTTTCACGAATGAATTGTGTATCAGTGCCAAGCACATTAAACACCTTCATCCAGAATTTTTCCACTGGCTTGAATAGCCAGCCATGTTTATTCTGACCATAGTGCCATTTCCCATAGGACACCAGTGGATCAGCAAATGTCTTTGCCACCATGAATTTGAACAGCTTTGACTCACGCATCAGCGGAACGAATACCTCGGCCAGCTTGTAGTAGCCGCGCTTGTTGCGCTCAGTGATCTTCTCATCGCGGTATCGGCGCACCACGGTATCCATAGTTCCATCACCGTAGCGTGCTTCCAACATGATGAAACAGCAACCAGCACCGCTACCAGCGCCACCGGCTCCACCTGATGCCCCACCGCCGTCACCGCCAGAAGCAGAAGCGCCACCACCACCATCACCGCCGGACGATGCACCGCCGTCACCTCCACGGCCACCGCCACCAGCACTCATGCCACCCTCGCCAGAGCCTGAGTTAGCAGCAGTCTGACCTGTTGGGCCAGTTGCAGTCATTCCCATGCCTGACATACCGCTGGCGGCAGTACCACCCATTCCAACGCCAGTACCTGGTGCGCCAGGTGATGTACCAATTCCAATTCCCAACCCATTCGGCCCAAGCAGTGCTTGCATTAATTGAACAAAGGCAGGAGGCTGTGAAAGCATTGCGATTACCGCCTTACCAATAGACTCGCCAGTATTTCCAAGGCTTTGCGCGTTTGACTCACCATTTGCCATCTGTGCGCCAAATGCCGCATCACTCATTGGGCCAGCACCACCGCCAGTAGATAAATTTAATGTTCTTGGATCAACAGATAGTAAGTTATTAGGCTGCTCAATCACATCCTGTTTCATTGCTTGTATAGTGGATGCCGGATTAGATATATCCAGCAAGCCATTCGGTAATTGTCTATATGCCATCTACAAGTCCTTGCACAGAATGAACCACTTTGGTTCGTACCCCTCGCCCTTTAAAAATGTTCTCTCCCAGCCTTTACGGCCAGCGAGAGACACTCGGCTGCAACCTATTTCTTTTCCCCATGATTCGATAATAGGTCGCATCAATCGGAGTTCATCTAGGTCGCCGCCAGCAAGGAAGTAGTGCAAGTCCTTTAACTGCGGGTAGACAATGATCTCGGTAACCACCACTGAATTCTTGCCGGGCCAGAGTTGAAACTGTCCCCGCCTGATCCCTTCAGCAATGTCCTCAACTTTATGAGTGCCGCCAGAGTATTCTAAGGCTGCTGCCACATGATGGCGCAGTCTCTCAAACTCTTCCTCTTCGCTCAACGCTTACCCGCCGTTACTGCCTCAATCCGGTTGACACCAACCCGCCAATCTTCCAGCACGGCACCGGTGTACCTGATCTTCACCTGACGGCCAGAGAACCGGACATCAGTTGGGATTGCGGCTGAGTATGGCCCATAGGTGTACTCATTATCCATCGGATAAAAGCGCGTCTTGAATGAAATCTGAACTTCGCCAAGCGTTTGCTCATCTGGTATCACCTGACGCACAGACATGATGTTGTCGCCGTTTCCGATCTCCATCGGGCCAGACTCAGCGTAGACAGAGCCAGAGTCATAGGCATATCCCACTTCATGCTCGTAGATGTAGCCTGATGAATCCACCATCAAAGGATTGGTAAACACGCCTCGATCTGTGCCAGCAGTACGCCCCATCACGCCAATATTCCAATGGTTTTCACGGTAGTTGTAGGTGACATAGGAGTCAACTTCATTGCTGGAACTTGATGGATAGAACCACCAGACTTCACCATATTTTGAATTATGTACAGCGTAAACCTTGCTGGCCTGGTTGTAGTTCAGATTCTGGAAGACGTAGTCAGAGACATCGCAAGGCATAGGCTTGACATAACCGTCAAATATCCAGAATCCTGATCGACTCATCCATATCGCGGCACTATCAATGGCGGCCACAGATTGCGCTGATATCACACCGCAGCCTGAGCCTACACGCTCAAAGGCGTAGACATAGGGCAGGCCGATATAACTGGCGGTATGCACGTCAACGTCAGTAAATAGCAAATTGATGCCTCTGACGCGCTTACCGCACTTCAGTGAGCCGCTGCTGTTGATTTCAAAGTCACCGGCCTGATTGGTGGCTAATGGTGTCCATACCGTGTTATTTTCTTGATCGCACCATTTCACCAGACGGCCATTGCTGGATGCACCAAGCGCAAACAGGAATCTTTCAGCCGTTGCATGAACTGCGGCGCAACCAGTTGGCGCATTAGTGATGACTGCGGCCAGCGTAGGCGTTGTGAATCCCAACTGCCACTCGTACAGCTTGCCGTCATAGCTTGAGCATCCAACTAAATATTCACCCCATGCGTCAAGGCTCCATGTCGTTGCAGGCGTAAATGTGTCAGATGCTGGCCGCTGAATACCGTATGCAGCTGTGCCATAGGTGTTATAGCCATAACCGGTGATGACAGTAGCGTCAGCAATACCAGAAGTAAATCCGGTTGGCGTAATGTCTTTTACAACAGCAGTTGTGCCACTCATGACGTATAGCTTTGAATGCGTACCAAAGGCAGCCCAAGCAGTGCCGCCATTGTCACGCCATGTGAGCAAACCACGGCACTTCCCTGTAAGTGCTGTTTCTGACTTCTTGCGCCAACCGCCAATAGGACGTAGCGTGTTTTCGTACCAGCGCACAAGGTTAGCGTCATACCAGCGTCCGGCAGACTGATACTCAGTGCCGTTGCGGTACACGCCTGGTGGAATTTTTAAGGGTATGAGTGCCATGGCTTTATTATGCGGTTTCTGTTGACAAATTGGACACGAATGTAAGAGTGGCAATGACTGATGGCACTACTGGCCTAGTCGGTGAACTGCTGGCCGCGTAGTGTTCAATCTGCACGCCAACATCTGTTGGCCGCCACATAATCTCCACATAGTCATTGGCCGCCAAACTTGTAAAAAAGTTCAGCGCAGCAACAATGTGGAATGGGTCGCCAACACCTTTCCTTGGCGCAAATCCAAATCTGCTGTTTGACTTGTCAATGTTTGTACCGTTCTTACGAAACCACACATCAACATCTTGAGATGCGTTGGTGCTATTGGTAAACTGGATGCTGAATTGGATGTTGTAGATTCCAGCCTGAGATGCATTTAGTCTTGATGAATTAGACAATGTCACGCCATTGCTGAAGTCAGTAGTATCAAAGGTGATGGCATAGGCCGTAGTGGTGTTGGCCGCAGTCTGGTCTGTTCCATCTTGGAACGCGCCATATGGACTGTTGATCCACTTGCCACCACGCGGCCCAAACAGCGCCGCAAACAGCGCCGTCAGCTTGCTGAAGTAAGTGTTAAGCGAACCGAATGACTGAGACTGAAACCTCTCGTCATAGGACGCACCAGGCGAGCCAATGTTCGGCGGCGCTGGTGTCGTGATCTGCTGACCAAGGTTTAGCGCCATTATGCAAACGCTCTTGTGCCGGTCTTGTCAATGATCAAAGCCATGGCGCGAGGATCGGCATCTTCAGTATTAGGAATACTGATATGAGTCCAGCGGTCAAACTCACGAATGACCTGATCGTATTCCAGATCAGAGCCAATGACGGCCTTAACGACTTCGTCTGGTGTCATGCCTGGCACACGAATATCGGCAGCACAGCCACGTCTATGTTGTGATTTATCAGATGATTTCACTGCATCATTAACAGCTTTTGATCTGAATGCAGAATTCACAATAATCGGTTTACCGCCAAGCACAACCTTGACCTGTTCCAAGAATTCAGCCAAGCGGTACAGATTGGCTAATTCCTCTTCGTTTGGCAGATTATCAAACTCGCGGTGATCGGTATGGGTTAATTCTTCAAGGGTAAAACTTGGTGATAGATTCATTTCATGTTCCTCATTTGTTCGTAGGTTTGGATGCAGGCGTTGAGCTTTCGGATGGCGGCATCTCCTTCGGCGGCGATGGCGACAAGATCGTCAGCAGTCTTTCGGTCAAGTTCGGCTGATGCTGTTCCGCTGTGATCTCCACCGGCAGCGGCGGTATCTGTGGCGGCTGAAACGGCGCACTCGGCGGCTTTGACAGGAATGAACAGCTTGCGCTCGCCAGTGGCAATATCAGCACGCAGCTTTGTCTCTTTAACCTTTGCAGCATTATTCGCCTTTCGTAATGTGTCACCGTATGTCTGCGCCACTTGCGCCATAGCCTTCTCAGTCTCCCTAGCCTTGGCGTTCAGCGCGGTAATCTCCAGCTGCTGGCGCTGATACTCAGCGTCCTTACCCTTGGAGTATCCACCGGCAGCGGCAGAGCCAATGGCGATCAGGATACTCAAAATCACCCAAGGGTTAAGCAAACTCATGGCTTGGGCGGCTCATCATTGTCAATTGCTTCGGCCTTTGCGGATGCCGTGGCTATTGCCTTGACACCAGACCGGCCAGCAACACCGCCAAGCACGCCAGTAATAAACACCATGATGGTGGAAATCTGTTGGGTGTACACCTTGTCGATTGGGGCCATAGATGACATGGGCTGTGTGACGTAGGTTAATGCGTAGAGAAACATGGCTACCGATCCAAGCAGAATCAATATCAGACAAACAATTACAAAAGCCCAGACCCTTGCTTCAATCTCTTCGGCAGTCATTCGAGTTTGTTTATTCATGACAATAGTTGGCATCACTTCTTCTCCGGTTCGGGTTTAACAAGCATCTCAGGACAGGTCGCTGTGGCCGTACAGATTGGCGGCTTGCACTCTTCCTTATCCCAATTCTTTGAGTCTTGACATGGATATCTGAAGCGGTCTTCGCACCCTGTCAAAGACAGGATTATCAGTAATGGAAGCAGGAGTCTTGTCACGATTTTTCCTCTCAATTTTCTCAATTTCTCGGCGTAATTTTTCCACCTTTTCAAGCTGTTGTCTTACCTCTTGCTTTTGCTCCAAGGTATCCAACAGCATAAACGCCAACAGTGGCAGCATCAAGGCAACGAGAATTACTGAAACTATCCAGCCGACTGCTCCCATCATGTGATCCTCTGGTTCGTCAGGACGAGAAACAGGAGCCATAGGTAACCGATAAGGATCAAGGTCAATACCGACAATCCGGCTTTTAACCTTTGGCTTGCTTCCCTTTGCTGACGTTGCCATCGCTTCCTCTCAGCCTTTGACTCCTGCGCCAGCCTGGCGGCTTCCTGTTCAGCACCAACAATCTCACGCATCTCCATGACCTTGCTGTACAAGGCACCAAGTTCTGGCGGCGCATTCCACGTCATCGCCATTCTGATATCCTCCACCAGTTTTTGCATCTGGTCTTGCGCTCTCACACGCTTAATGGCCGCCTCAAACAGATTAGCGTCAGGATCGTAGACTGTTCTGGACTTCTCCTCCTCAGATCGGATATGGTCTGCCAGCTGCTGCTGCAAGTGGAAAAACTGAATGAGCTGATCTACAACGTCATTCAGTATTGCCTCTTCATCTACCTCAACAAACTTCTCTTTCTTCTTTGCTGCTACCGGTTTTGCTTGTTGCTGCTGTTTTGGCTTGCCGGAAAAGAATTGCAGTAACTGCTTCCAAAACCCGTATGCCTCTTTGCCAATTGCAATAGCTTCTTCACTTGTTTTTTTTATCTCAACAAACTGAGTTTTGCACTCACGGTACAAATCGCATCCTGCCTGAATCTGCTTACAGATTCCAGCGGCCAATAAGCACAAGGATATGGGGTCCACATTGCTTTACATTCCCAGCAGCTTGGAAACCATTTGAGCAGCAAAGCCTGGCCCGAGCAAAACTGAAGCGATGACAATGTAGATCAGGTACTCAATCCGCGTCATGCGAGCCTTACCAGACTCCAGCTTCTCTTCAATGTTCTTGTATCTTTGATCGCAAGATGCTTGGTGCGAGTAAAAGTCTGTTTCTAGGCTCATGACGCTGACTCGGTTGATGCTGCGGCTACTGCTGCGGCTTGAGCTTCTACCGCTTGCTGTGCCACTGCTGCATCATGCACGGCTTGTTCTTCAGCGGTGTACTCAACTTGAGTGACTTCACCTGTTTCTACATTTACTACGATTCTATGTGTCATGGTGTTTACTCGTAAAGGATGTTGATTGAACCAGCGTCAAAGGTATTTGTTCCATTGCTAGTAGTTAAGCGTACAGCGGTTAAAGCAGCACCAAGGGTAATGCTGCCTCCTTGCACAGTAACCCTAGTGTCACCATATATTCCTATAGTAGAAGAACAAACCCAAATATTGCCGCTAACATTAGTAAAAACTGCTTGTCCATTTGCAGCGCCTGCGCCAGCATTAGGAACCATAATTTCAAATGCTGTAGTTACATCATTAGTTGCTGCTCCAGAACTTAAACTTGTTCTAGTGGATGTGTAGCCAGTTGTTGCATAAGTGGGGGTTCCACCTGTACCTAAACGTAACCAATAATTATCGCCGCCATTAGTACTAACTCCATTTAACATCACAGTAATCCGCTTTACCCAAGACGGGATAGAAGTAAAGTCAATGCTTGTACCACTGGTAGACGCAACCGCAGTGCCAGAGGTAAGAACGCCTACACCTGTTGGAGTTCCACCTATTGCTGGGCTTGTCAATGTCTTATTTGTCAGAGTATCAGTTGTCGCTTTGCCAACAAGGGTATCTGTACTTGTTGGAAGAGTCAAAGTACCAGTATTAACAATACTTGAAATAACAGGTGCTGTTAATGTTTTGTTTGTTAATGTCTGAGTACCTGTTTTAGTGACAATACCAGCGCCATCAAGAGTAGCTGCACCAGTACCCCCTTTTGCAATTTTCAAATAAGGCCCAGCATCAAATAATGCATCGATTAAATCGAGGTCTGAATTTACCTTTGTACCCCATGTGTCTGTACTTGCACCTACTTCTGGTTTAGTAAGTAATAAATTGGTTGTAGTTGAGTCAGCCATTATGAATCTCCATCAAATTCCGTGATTTGGGTGAAAGTTAAATTGCAATTCTGCTGATTTGCGTTTGCAGACAGCCTCAAAGAAATCGTCAAAATATCCTAGAAATTTTCCACAAACTCTGACTTCCCATTTGTCATTTCGCTTGCCTAATCTTTTAGTCCAAGAAACACCGACAACACCAGATGTATTATCAATTGGTTTTGAAATGTTTTTGCCATTTCCTATTCTGTCAGTTGCTCTAAGGTTAACAAACCTATTATCGGTTCGTATATGGTTTTGATGATCAACTTCTTTTGGATAAAACCCATAAACATATAGCCAAACAAGCCTATGCGAAGCGTGTCTCACTCCATCAACACAAATAATTCGATACCCATGACCATCAACACTTCCCGCAATTTTTCCTTTAGCCGCTTTGGGAGCCATTGGTCTATCAATTGCCCATGTGAAAACGCCAGACTCAGCGTCATAGTTCAACACTTCTTTTAATCGCTGCTGAGTCAATGATTCAGTATTCTTCATTTCAAACCTACGCGGCTTCTTGCCAAGTGATTGAATTGTCTGCTAAATCTGTCCAAGATTCTGA